GCTTCAACAGGAGCTGCTTGCAAAGGAATCATTCGAGTACCAGCAGCATCAGGAGAGAGTGCCATAGTTTAAAACTGTGAGTCAGCTAATACTAAGTCAAAAAAATACCCCCGCATTGACTGCGGAGGTACTGTGTTCAAGATCTGTATCGAGGAGATCCGAATTAAGCCTATATCAGGCTCCTTCCATAAACAAGAGCTTATTACGCATAGCGTCTTGGTTCATGCCCTGGAGGTAACGCCAAGCGTTTTCAGGATTGCGGTTCATAACTTCAGAGAAGCCTTCCCACTGCTGCTGAGGAGCTACGGAACCTTGCTGACCACCAGCGCCAGCAGGTACAGCAGGCATATCAAACTGTTGTTGATACTGCTGTTGTGGTTGTTGATAACCACCTTGCTGTCCCATCTCATCACCGATGTCCACGGGGTAGACCTCAGTGAAGTAGCGATCTGTGTAGTCAGCCAGATGATCAGGATGGGTAAGAATCTGATGCATCGCACCAGCCTTCTGGTTCAAAGCGTCGTAACGCTGAGACTGATCAATAAGCATATCCTCAAGAGCACATGAGTACTGATTGAGGATTCCAGGAGCTTCGATTCCGAAGTGCCTAACGACCTCTTCGCTTACGTTGCTTAGGCTTATTTGGCTGGGTGCCGTAGAAGCCGGAGAGGAAGTTTGGGTCGGTGAGGCGCTGGTAGGCAATGTCTGCGCTGCCTGCGGTTCCTGGTAAGCCCAAGGCTGGGCCTGTGAAGGCTGACTGAGCGTTGCTGTATCCACCTGTGGCGCTTGATTGAGCGACCACTGAGTCGGGCTGGGGGAGGGAGAGTTGACCTGAGTCAGCACCCGCTCCAGCGAACCCATCGCTGCTTCCCAAGGATTGTTCGGGAAGGACTGCGATGGAGACTGGCTGTACTGGTTGTTGGTAGTAGGGGCCGTAGCCTGTGTTACCTGCTGTGGCGAGGGGGCTGTAGGTACCGAAGCTGCCACCGGGGTAGCTGCTTGAGGTACCCACTGGGGATAAGCGGTTGAGCCCTGGTCGCTGGTTACCGTCGGGGCTACCGCCGGGGAGACCGGGCTCGGGGTCGAAGCTTGGATCTGCTGGCTCATAGCTACCCGAATAAGTTAGTTCTTCAGCGAGATGGTCAAACGTCCTGTAAAGGAGCGGTGTGATGTTTAGTCTAGGATCAGCCGCAAGTGGTTGATCTGGCGCAAGGGGATGCGGTGATTGCAACATCTGGCTTAATAATACCAGGAATTGTTGCATTGCTGCTTGAGTTTGTTGAACCATACGAAATGGGAAACCCTGCAGCATTTCTGCTCTTTCGTTGTCAGTTTTTTCAGGAAAAAGGAATTTAAGTGCTTCCACACTGTCTACTCCTAGTTCTTGCAAGTTTCTAACAACAATCGACTTCTGGTTGATGTCGTAAGCGGTGTCTTCGTAGACATCACCTTGGTAACGATAAGTCACCTGACGCTCACCGTCTTCAGGAAGACCAACTACACCAGGAGGGACTTTGCCCTTCTCAATAGCAGTCTTAATCTCCTGATCCACCTTGTTATCAAAGCGGCGAAGAGAAGTTTGATACTTCTCATTCGACTCAGGAGTTTGCTCCTTAGGAGGTGAGGGAACTTTCATTCCCGAAGCAACAATAAAGGACTCTCGGAAAATTTGTTCCTGGTGGTAGATAATCATTTCCAACAAACGGCAAAATCCGTAGGTCAGAAACGACTTATTTTTCCGAAGAGCAGTTGCTTGCGCTCTACCAGTGAGACCTTTGATCTCTGTGGCAGTTGCACCAGCTGAGATTGAGATTTCGTCGACTCCGCCAAGCGCTGTACGAATTTCTTCGCGTAGTAACAGCGAATAACGGTTCATATCCCCAGACACAGGGTCTGGAGTCATGTAACCGACTCGATCTGAAGGCTCGATGTTCGCAATAATTCGCGGAACACGTAGCCCACCACCCATAGCGGTGCCAAAAGGCTCGCTAACCCTTGTTGAGGGGGTGCTTTGACCCGCAAATCCGCTCTGACTGCTGATTGTCGGGCGGAAAGTGTTCTGAGCGTCGTTAGCTTCGACCAGATCACTACGGGGACGGGAACTAATCAGGGTGGGGTTGCCAAAGAACTCGATATTCTTGGCAACATTGCGAATAATCTGATCATGAAGCACGATTTGCTCCATAAATGGGTCAAATTCGCCCTCACCCTCTGTTCCTGATGCGTTTGGCTTGTTTAGAACCTCTACAGCAGGTACGAAACCCAGAGTGTTCTTTCTTGTGTTGCCTGGAGTCAGTACACTTCCGGGTTCTAACTCAAAGCTAAGCTCAGAATCACTCTCGTTTTCTGTTATTTCGTCTGCTGTAATGGATAAACGAACGTATCTTTTGTTCTGTCCATATGTCGTTGAGGGCAGACCTAAGTTACCATTCTTAACTTTATAGCTGTAGAGAATGACAACTTCCTCTACAGAACCGTTTAGGTCGTGGTAGACCCGATACTGGTTTCTGTTGAAGAAATAGATCTGATATTTTAGTTTCTCATCAGGACGAAAGTAAAACAGGCCGCAGCCGTCGATCAGGAAGTTCCTAATAATCGAAGGAAATCGAATATCAAGCCTGTTCAGGGCAATAATGTCATCTAGAAACCTAGTGCGGCTCTTGTAGGTATCTTGTTCGCAGTAGAAGGTAATACCCTTCTTGATCATGTACAAGACCATCTGCTGGATGTGACTAAGCACAACCATCGTCGCTGACTGACTTGAGCGATCCTGAGTCCTTGCGGCTTCTAGGATCTCCTCAAATCGATTTCTAATTTCTGTTGAGGACGACATTCAGAGTCACTTGTCTTTTTGACGCATTTCCTTGGCCTTGCGAGATTTGTCACGAGCAGACTTACGCTTTTCGTGACGATCTTCGTCTCCTTTTTCTTCGTCACCTCCTCCTTGCTTTTTCTTGAACCTTTCCAGAAGCTCAGGTGGCATCTTGTTCGTCATCGGGAAGAAGATACTTTCTAACTCTCTCTAGTTTAACCACCTCTTCGGGCAAATCCTCAAGAGGATACTCAGTTAATAAATGGTCTTCGCGTCCGAGCATATCGGTATTGCCGGGTTCCGCAACAAAATCTTCGCACAGCTGCTGTACTTCGGGTTTGTCCCAAATGTAGTACTCGGCGATGTTGCGGAGCTTGGTTTTTCTTCGGTCTGAGTCTCCCATCCAAGAGAAATGCCAACCAGCGTTGCGAACACCAACGTAATAGTTATCAGTCGACGCTCGCATCGCCGATAGAGTTCCGAATTCTTTGAGTTTGCCGACTGTGCTAGCCACACCACAACGCCAATCAAAAAGTTCACCTTCAGGAGAGATAAGCTGCCGGTCTGCACGTCCATAGTGCATGCTCATGCTCATTCTAATTACTTTATTTTCCTCCATATCGACTGATCTCTTGATCGCTTCGAGTGCAGAAGGATTCGTAATCTCGTCGCAGTCAGAGCAGATGAAGTAGTCGTCATCATCGAGCATGTGAAGACCAACGCTCAAAGCATCTCGTTGTCCTCTTTCTCGAATCCAGGGGTCTGGAGCTTCCGTAACGTTGGGTAGCTCTACATGCAGAACTTGAATCTTGTCTTCCGGTAGCCCAAGCTCGCGAATAGTTTCCACGCAGGAGAAAGCTTTCTTGTCCCCTCTGTGAGTGCGGTCAGCGTCCGTGATTAAAAAACCATCTACGTGATTTTCAAGAGTCCGTACTCTCAGCTCTAAAAGCTCTTTCTCGTTGAAATACGTAAAACAATCAATAATCACGAAACGCTTGCTAGTAGCAACATGCTACCTGCGATCCTTCGCTGATGCCAGAAGCTGTCTTTTCATAACTTCTATATCAGCTCTTTCATCCATATTGGGATCAAAAGCTTCATCAGAGTCTGCGTTCGGTGGAAGAGGAGGGGGAGGAGCGCCTGCTTCTTGGTTAATCCCCTGGCGAACAAAATCCCCATAGCGGTTCTCACCCCGCATGGAGTTTTGCATTTGAGAAGCTTGGTTGTAGTTCATCAGAAAAGAACAACGGCGGACGTAATGTTGCCACCAGAGATGGTTGTGGCACCAACTGGAAGTAGAGGATTATTAACAAACCCTCCCATAGGAATGAGTTGTCCTTGTCCGTCGTTCAACTCGATATAAACAACATCGCTATTGTTGCCAGTGATGATGCTGACGCCACGGCACGTTGTGAAA